AATAGTGCAATTTGGTGAAGCTGTTTACCGTCGTCGCATCGAGCAACCCAAGCCAGAACCAAAGTACGTTCCGTTTCGATGGGAAGATCGCGAGCAGTTGAGGGGACGCTGGGTAACATGGAAGCACGACAATGGACTGATGATTGAATCGCATGTCGATCACCTAAATGAACGCAGAGATGGCGGTTTGTGGTTTAAGTCGCACGACGCAAAGTGGTTACTCTTAAAAGCAATTTTCCTCGACACCGGCGAACCAGTCGGAAAGAAGGTGACGCAATGATCGACACCATCGCACTCCTTTTCGCGATCACGTCAGCCGTTTGGACCGGCGCGGCGTGTGGCAATTACTTGGGACGAGAACTCGCACTTGCATGGAGGATAAGGCATGCTACTAGAGGTAAGTTTTCTGACACCTACTTCGCACCAAAAACACACTACCGTCGTCGCATCGAACAACCTAAGCCCGAGCCAAAGTACGCGCCATTCACCTGGGAGGACAGGGAGCAGTTGCGGGGACGGTGGGTAGTGCAAGTCGAGTCGACCGGAACAGAGCAGATGGTGAATAAACTCGATTTAATCAACAACGATCTGTTTGCCAATAACAAACTTGCCCTCGAATTACTCACGGGATGGCGATTCCTCGACACCGGCGAACCAGTTGGAAAGAGGGTTATGCAATGAACAGCTACGAGATCGGAAAATTGTTTAATCAGTTATTTATTTGTTTCCCGTCCTTTAAAACGTGGTACAACGAGTTAGCCAGCAAAGATCAAACCTATCAAGTGTGGACCAGGAATCTATCGAACGTGAATTTTGTCGATTGTCTTGAAGTGCTCGATGACTGGACCAGCGGCAAAAGTAAGCAGCCAGCAGGATTTGAGCGCGAACAGACGATCTACAAGCTTGCCGCAGCCGCCAGAGAGATACAGCTAGAGCGTGATCGCTGGGCGAACAACGAAAAAATCTTAGCGCAGGCCGACCGCAAAAAGTATGAGCCGATCAAGTTTGATACCAGCATGAAAGCGGCGTACGAGAAAATCTTAACGAGGCTGCCCAGCTACAAGGCCGGCGAGATGACATGGCATGAGTGGGTCAAATGGTGCAACGATTGCGCCATGGAGGTCGTGTGATACGCAAGCGAGTCTTAACGCTGCCGTGGCCACCCTCGGTAAATCATTACTGGATGGCGCACGGCAGCCGCCGATATATCAGCAAACGCGGCTATAAATACCGCGAGGACGTATTGGCCGCGTGTCTCGAAGCATACGGTGGCGCAGTATTGCCCATAGAAAAGCAGATCAAAGTAACTATTGAGGCATTTCCGCCAGATAACCGCTGCCGCGATTTGGATAACCTTCTAAAAGCGCCACTGGACGCTCTGGCCAAGGCCAATGTGTACGCCAGCGATTATCAGATCGCGGATTTGCGAATTATCCGGCGCAGCAAAACCGAGGGCGGCGTACTTCTTGTAACCGTGGAGGTGTTATGATTGACAAATCCAGCGCGTGGTATCAGCGGAAAAAGGAGCGCTCAGCCGAGCGTGAACGCGAAAAATCAAAATCCGCCAGAGAGATTGGGCCACTACCAGATGTGGTCAATCCCGAGCGGCGCGAATCATGCCGGCTATCGCTCAAACTGTTTTTGGAGACCTACCAGGCCGAGACATTTAATTTGCCCTGGAGTGACGACCATTTACGCGCAATTAGCGTGATGCAAGATGTAATTTTAGGCGGTGGCCAATATGCTCTAGCCATGCCGCGGCGTCAAGGTAAAACGACCATGATTACCGGCGCAACACTGTGGGCAATTTTATATGGCCATCGCAAGTTTGTGGTGGTGATCGCGGCGACTAAAGCGGACAGCGTAAAGATCGCCAGCAACGTCAAAATCACGATTGAGTCCGACGAATTGATTGGGGCCGATTTTCCAGAGGCGTGCTACCCAATTCAAAAACTCGAAGGCGTAAATAATAGGGCGAACGCACAAACGCTGGATGGCGAACAGACGCGCATCCGCTGGACGCGGGAGGAAATCGTTTTTCCAAACATACCGAGCGCTGATTGTGGTTGCGCGCGGCTGTATTGCCGCAGCATAACCGGCGCCATTCGTGGTTTATCCGACAAGCTACCGGACGGCTCGACGATTCGGCCCGAGTTGGTGTTGCTAGACGACCCGCAGACCGAACGCAGCGCGAAAAGCGCTCATAGCACCAGCCAGCGCGAGCAGACCATTAGCCGAGCGGTTTTAGGTCTCGGCGGAGCTAAAAAACGACTGGCAGCATTTGCCGCAGTTACAGTAATCCAGGAGGACGATTTAGCGGCTAGGCTCTTGGATCGTCAGCGCATGCCCGACTGGCGCGGCGACTTGATGAAACTGGTGTATAAGATGCCGACCAATATGGACTGGTGGAAAGGCTATCGAGACAAACGCAATGAGCTAATACGCTTTGAGAGGCCGCTATCCGAGCTAAACGATTACTACACCGAGCATCGGGCTATAGCCGATGAGGGTTGCAAGGTGGCGTGGGAATATCGTCATGAACCGGACCAGGTGAGCGCGATACAGTACGCTATGGACCTATGGGCCAAGGATGAGGACGCGTTTTTATCGGAGTATCAAAACACTCCGCGCCGGCAAGAACTCGAGGGCGTTTACGAAATCAAAACGGCGGCTATCGGACAGCGCATTAACAATATCCCGCGCGGTGTTGTGCCAGATTGGGCCGAGTATCTCACGGGGTTTATTGACGTACAGCAAAATGCTTTGTTTTTTTTATTGGCGGCTTGGAACCGTCAGCTACGCGGCGCGGTTGTCGATTACGGGGCGTGGCCCGACCAAGGCCGAGCGTATTTCAAAAAAAATGATATACGGCTTAGTATTACCGAGGTGTATAAAGCCGCCACAATTCAGCATGGGTTAGCCCAAGCGTTTGACGATTTAGCGTTAAAAATCCTGCACAAAGTCTTCAATTATCAGACGCGAGGCACAAAGCAAATTGATTGTCTTCTAATTGACGCAAACTGGTCGGTGTCAACGGAGGTGATCTATCAGCTAGCGCGAACCAGTGGAAGCGGCAAGATATACCCGCATCACGGACGTTATTTGGCGGCGACGACAACACCTATCGAACATTGGAAACCGAACCCAGGCGACAAGACCGGCCCAGGGTGGCGGCAGCAGCTCGGGAAGCGGGCCGCTCGGCATTTTGTGACCGACGTTAACTACTGGAAAACGGTCGTGGCACAGCGCGTACAAAGCGAAAGCAGCCAGGTTAGTATCGGGTTTTTCGGAGACCGGCCCGAAGCGCACACGATGTTAGCCGATCACTTAAGCGCCGAATTTGCTCAGGACCAATCGAGCGAATCGACAGGCCGGCGGATCATGGAATGGACCCAGCGCCCAAACCGCGACAACGAGTGGTTTGATTGTCTCGTAGGATCCTGTGTGGCCGCCAGCTACCTCGGCGGTGAACTGCCAGGCCAGATCGTGCGGCCACCGAAAAAGAAGGTATCTTGGCGCGAGCAGCAGCAAACAAAGCGCGGTGAGCGATGAGCGCGGGCCTCAAGTGCCCGAAATGTGGTTGCGCCGACCTTCGCGCATGGTCAACCCGCAATCGAGGTGAGACCAGGAGCCGCGTTCGTATTTGCCGGCATTGTGGCTACCGAGTGCTAACCAAGGAAAGCATTGTCGGCAATTTGTCCAGTACTGGACGAAAAAAGAAAAAAGAGGGTAAGTGAGTCTTGAGGGTTGATTGTAGCCAGGCATCATTACAGCATGGCAAACCCAAGCGACCTCGAAAGCACGATTGAAACCGCGGCAGAGAGCCCGCAAACCGCGAACGTGGATGGCGTGAGCGTGACCCAGCGCAGTTTGCGCGAGTTAATCGAAGCCGATCAATATCTGGAAGCAAAAAAGGCCGCGCGGCGCAAGAACCGCGGGCTACGCTATACCAAAATCGTTCCACCAGGAGCCGGCTAATGGCGTGGTGGAATCTGTTCACAAAACCGGCAGCTAAAACCAAATTTGTCCGCGTCAAGGCGAAGTACGACGCCGCGCAAACCAACTACGATAACCAACGACACTGGGCGGCAGCGGACGATTTATCGGCTAGAAGTGCCAACTCCGCACACGTTCGGCGACAATTGCGCAAACGCAGCCGCTACGAAATCGCCAACAACAGCTACGCGCGGGGGATCGTATCTACCCTGGCAAACTATACGATTGGTTCCGGTCCCTCGCCAGGTTTAACCTATATGGGCGCGGACTTAGAGCGGGAAGAGGTTAGCGAAATAGCAAGCCAAGTTGGCCGGCTGTTTTACGCGTGGTGGACAGAGGCTGATATTCCGACAAAGCTACAAACCGCAGCAATTGCGGTGCCTCAAGATGGCGAAGCGTTTTTCACAAAGTTTACTAGCCTAAACCCATTTTGGCGTTCGCCAGTTCGGCTCAATGTCAGGCTACTCGAGGCCGACCATTTTGAGACCGATTCGGTTATTGCCCAGCTAGGCGTTGATGAGTCCGCAACAGAGCTAGACGCCAACGGTGAGGTGATGGCGTACTATGTTTTGCCGAATCATCCCGGCGATTTGTTTGCGCCATTTCAAACGGCTCAGCGGGTATCAGCTAGAGACGTATACCATCTATTCCGCGCCGACCGACCAGGCCAATTACGCGGCATTCCATGGTTAACGCCCTCGCTAGGAATCTTTGCCCAATTACGCCGTTTTGTACTGGCGACCTTAACTGCCGCCGAAACCGCCGCCGATCATGCCGCAGTGCTGGAACAGATGGCCGCCAGCGACGATGAGGACCAAGCCGAGCCGTGGGAACGGATGGAGATTGAACGCGGGGCGATGGTAACGCTACCAGCAGGTGCAAAGCTATCGCAATTCAAGGCAGAACACCCCAACGCGACATTCGAGCAATTTGTAACGTCGATGGTGCGCGAGGCCGCCAGGTGCGTTGATATGCCGGCAGTGCTGGCTATTGATGCCTCCAAATACAACTACGCTAGTGGCCGACTTGACCTACAGGCGTTTTGGCGAACTCGCAGCGCCGAGCGCGTGCTAATTTATGAACGTCAATTTCTCGATCCGCTGTACCGCGACTGGCTAGATGAGGCCCTTTTAATACCCGATTATCTGCCGCCAGCATTTGTCGAAACGGTCCAAGACTGGGCGCCCATTTGGCGCTGGACTGAAGCCGAACACGTTGACCGCAGCAAAGAGGCGACCGGCCAGGCGACGGAGCTCGCCAACCACACCACAACGCTAGCGCGTGAATACGCTCGGCGAGGTCTCGACTGGGAAGATGAACTCAAGCAGCGAGCAAGGGAATTGCAGTTGATGAGGGAGTTAGGACTAACGCCGCAGCAAGCGGCCCCAGCACCTCAGCAACCGATGCCCGAGGAGCCGGAAGAGGACATTGAAGACGACATTGACGAACCGACAGAAGTAGTGGACGAACCAGCAAGTGAGCCGCAATGAAGTTAAGCCTACAAAGTGAAGCAACAATTCAGTGCCAAGCCGCCGCGGAAGGTGCAGAACCCAGCCGGCCCAGTGTGGCCGTGAACGCGTATAACGGTGGACCCGTTCGCGTTGGTGGATACCGCCACCCCGTCGTAGTGGACCTCGAAACGCTCCAAACGCCGAGAACGATTCCGCTGCTGCGCAGTCACGACAGCGAGCGCATTGTGGGCCATGGTGTGCCGACAATTACCAGCCCAAATCGCCTCGACATAGCTGGGGTGATTTCTGCCAGCAATCCAGACACGGAACAGGTAATCGACCTCGCAAAAGGCGGCTTCCCATGGCAAGCGAGCGTCGGTGTCGATGTGACCGCTAAGCCGCAATTTATCGGCGAAGGCGAAACAGTGACCGTCAACGCCCAAAAAATCAATGGCCCCGCATACGTTGTGCGAGGCGGCGAGTTGTACGAGGTAAGTTTGGTTACATTGGGGGCCGACCGCTCGACTAGCGCGGCAGTCGCCGCAGAATTTCAGGAGAAGGAAACTATGGAAGAGAACACGCAGGTTGAGCCGCAGGCAGACGTACAGGCAGTTTTTGAAAAGGCCAAGCTAGAGCAAGGCCGCCAACGAGCGATTGCAGTCATTGCCGAGCGAGCGATTGATAACGGTTATGACGTAACCAAGATTGAGGCCGAGACACGCCGAGCGATTGAGAGCAAGGCTACGCCGCAGGAGTTCGAATTACAACTCTTGCGACAGACTCGCCCAGTGGTGAACCAAAACCGCCGCGGCCAGTTGCCATCGGCCAAGGTGATCGAGGCTGCATTAGCGCTCGGAATGGGCGGGACGTTCGATGCTGAAGCCCACTATAAGCCGGAAATCCTTGAAGCCGCGAGCAGCGAATGGAAGCGCGGTTTGAGCGTGACGGAACTGCTGCGCATTTGCGCACGGCGCAACGGCTGGACTGGTGAAAGCAACAAAGATGTACGCGGTTTACTCCGCGCCGCGTTTGCCCCAGTGGAAGCCGCCAGCGGTGTGTCAACGTATGACATTGGCGGTATTCTCAGCAACGTTGCCAACAAAATGATCGCCGATGCGTTCAACGCCGTGGACTCTGCTTGGCGGTCGATTTCGCTGATTTCGCCAGTATCCGACTTCAAGCAAATGAAATCGTACAGCCTAGTCGGTGGCCTTGACTACGAACTACTGGGCCGCGGCGAACGCATTAAGCATGGTACGCTCGGCGAAACCGAATACACCAACCAGGCCGATACCTACGCAAAGTTTCTGGGCATTGACCGCCGCGACATTATTAACGACGACATGGGCGCAATGGATCGCGTCCGCCAGCGACTGGGCCGAGGTGCAGCAACGCGGCTCAATAAGGTGTTTTGGACCGAGTTTATGGACAACTCAACGTTTTTTGCAGCCGGCAACAACAACTACATTACTGGCGCATCCACCAATTTATCTTCCGCGGGTTTGCAAGCAGGGGTCGAAAAGTTCATGAAGCAAACGGACCCGAACGGTGAACCGTTGGGGATCATGCCTCGGTATTTGCTTGTACCACCGGAACTGGATAGTGTCGCGCGTGAATTATTTGTTTCGACAAACAATAACACCGGCGGCGCAGCAACGACCGAGCGAGTACCCAGCGCGAACGTTTTTGCGAATCGGTTTATCCCAGTGTCAACGCCGTATTTGAGCAACAGTTTGTACACAGGCTACGGCAGCAAAATTTGGTATCTGCTTGCCGATCCAAACGAACTGGCAACGATTCAGGTTGTATTTCTCAATGGCGTGCAAACCCCGACCGTGGAACTAGCCGACGCCGATTTTGATTTGCTTGGCATTTCCATGAGGGGCTATCACGATTTTGGTGTGGCCATGATGGAATATCGCGCAGGGGTCAAGAGCAAGGGCGAAGCATAACGTGGCCGATTTATTAGCCAGTGCCGCAGAGTGGTTGCGTTTACAGCGAAAAGACTACCTATCACAATCGGTAATTTATTCGCAGGACGGAATCACAGTCACGCTACTAGCGACCAAAGCCGAGACACGGTTTGAGACCGACGTTGGCGACGGCGTGCTAGTAACGGGGCGACAAGTGGACTGGCTGATAGATGCCGCGGATTTAACCGCTGGTCTCGGGGCTAATGCAAAACCCGAGGCTGGCGACCGCATACAAGTTGGCAGTGGTGCAACCGCTATACAGTACACCGTGGTACAGGTAGGCGGTGAAAACGTGTGGCGCTACCACGACCGGCAAAACAAAACGTACAGAATACACACAGTCGAGTCGGCAGCGGGGCCGCTATGAGCAGCGCTTGGTTTAGTTTGCGAAACAAAATCAAAACCCAAATTAACGCCCTAACCGGCTATGAAACCATCGTGAGCAACATTCCGACCCTCGAGCGAGCCGATTTAACTGCACCCAAGATTTTAGTTGTACCAGCCGACGCCACGATTGAGCGCCGCAACCGATCTAGCACGCCGAAAACACTGGCGCTATTTGTTGCGTTTTTTGCGCCGCTAGATGCCGAGACTAGCAAGTGGGACGACTTGGCCGAAGAGTATTTAGCAAACATGGAAATGATTATTAAAACGCTCATGGAGGAGCCCCCCGAGGGTTATAGGACACTCGAGGTTGAGTGGTCTACACCCATTAGTGAAGATCGTTGGCGTAACGTGTCACAATTCGCATCAATAGCACGCGCAAACTTTGAGGAACTATGAACGAGCTAGAGCAATCCATTGTCTCGATTTTGACCGCGGCCAAGGGCAGCGGAACCACAACGCGGCTCAGTGTTATCGAGATGCTGTTAAGCCGGCTGGACTTTTTGAAAGGTCTAATCGCGGGCCTCGATAAAACCGCTGTTCTCGAGCTGGTCTCGAAGCTATACGACGACTACATAGCGCCGCTGGATATTCCAGGTGTGCCGAATTTTATTTTGGAGCCGCAAATTGATAGTGCGCTCAAGGCGCTAGTGCTGGCCATCGTCGAAAAAATTATTGATAAGGCGAAAGCCGATGAAGCGTGAGCAAGCTATTTTCGATGTAGCTTGTTTCGTGATCGTGGCCGCCGCGATAACGCTCGGGTGCGCGACCGCACAGCCGCGCGCACGGTCGGTAGCGCAGGAGTTTTTGCGCGAGTACAGCGTTGGCTTGCATGGGGCATTTAGTGAAGCTGCCGCAGCAGTCGAAACCGGCGGAATCAAAACCGACGCTGAATTGCTAGAGTTTTTGCAGCCGAGAACAGAGCAGGCAAGAAAGCAAGCCGCAGCAAATCTCGATGTGTTCATGGAGAATAACATTAGCAACGGCGAGCTCAGCCGCAAAGATAGTGACGCGCTCAGGCAACTCGCTACGCAATTTCGGGAGGCCCAGCGGTGAACCAAAACTACGGCTACCGAATTGACCTCGAGGACCGCGAGCAGTTGCAGGGCGAGTGCGTACCTATGGCGCTGAAAAGCGGCGATTTTGACGAACCCGAGCGCATTGACCCGCGGCCAATTGTTGTCACAGAGGACCAGGGCAGCATGGGTAGTTGCCAAGGACACTCGCTATCGACTTGTCTTGAATGGTGTCACTACGTCGCTACGCAGGGCCAGTATTTGCAGCTAAGCCGATTATTTGCGTATCTCGGCAGCCAAAAAATGTCAGGCATTATGGGTGACTCGGGATCAACACTACAGGGAGGCGCTCGGCTTGCAAAAGAGTTTGGCATTTGCCCCGAGGCGCAATACCCGTACCCGAGACCAGTCGTTTATCCGTACGGGGGATATAATGCAATACCAAACAATTTATGGTCCGCCGCTGCACCTTATAAAATCAGAAGTGCAAGCTGGATTGAGCAGGAACCCGATGTAAAAACATTTTTGGCTAGTGGCGCAGGACTGGTGAACATTGGCATTGCCTGGGGTAGTGCAATGACACCCAGCAGCCAAGGAATTATCAGCCGGTTTGCGCCAGGCGGTGGTGGTCACGCAGTCGTTATCGGTGGGTACGTGCCGGATGCCGCAGTGGGCAAATCGACCGACCAGGGCTACTACTATCTGCTCCACAATTCATATTCCAAGCGCTGGGGCATGGATGGCTGGGCCTACGTCACGCCAAATGCAGTGCGGCAGATGCTTCAGCACCGATTCACGTATTTTGTCGGCCTAAGCGATATGAGCGAAGTAAGGCCGCGTAGCGTTGATTTTATCAAGGAGTCCGTGATTCAATGATTGAACTATTTTTAGCCGCAGCGCTATTGCAGGAACCAGTTTGCACTAAAGGAAATTGTTTGCCGGCGGCGACCGTAATGGAATCGGTGCAGCCCACAACCAACAGCCGGCAAGCAGTGGTGGCAAGGAAGCCATTTTTGCAACGTCTATTTCCGCGACTCCGAGCGCGCAGGAAGTGAGGCGACCATGGAACCAGTTACGGTACTCGGCGCCATGTCTGCCGGTATGGCCGCGATGACGGGCGCGCTAACGGTGTTATGGCGACGATTTGAAAAGCTAGCCAACGACTGCGAAGAGGATCGGCGGCAGCTATGGAAAGAGATCGCTGAACTAAAGGGCGCCGATGATAAACGTTAATATCAAACAGGCCAAAATTATTTTCCGCGAGCAAGCCGTGTTGACGCCAGTGGAAAAGGCGAAGATTCGGTACGTGGGCCAGGCCGGCGCGTTCATCCGCCGCGATGCCAGGTCGAGTATGCGCCGCAGGAAAACGCCGAGTCCGCCAGGCAAGCCGCCTCGAGTAGTCGATGGCCTCCTCAAAAAGTTTTTGTTTTTCATCGTGGATCGGCAAGAACCAGTAGCTGTCACTATTGGGCCGGCCAGTTTCGGTGAGGGGTTTGACGCGCCGCGAGCGCTGGAGTTTGGCGGCGTGGTCACAAGAAACGTATACGCGCGCGGACGCCTTCGCAGTAT